AGATTAGTAACCGAGCTGCCTGACACGCTGGTAACAATCAAAGCAGCAGGCGGGTTTCCAGCGCCACCAGACACCGTGATCGTGTCATTGACGGCATAACCTGTACCGCTTGCGTTGATGGTCACCGAAGTGATTTGATAGCCTTGTGAGACGTTTCCACCCCAAACTGGGAATCGGAAAACCTCGGAGAACGCTCCAGCCGATCGAGTTGCAGCAGGAGATTGACCAGCGTCGTACCAAACCTTTTCACGCACGTTGTAGACAACTGCATCGGTGCACTCCGTAGCACTACCTCGTGGGTAAAAGAACCAAATTTCTCCCCACCGTGGAATCTTGCTCACCCAAACTTTTTGACGTTGTTGGTAGTTGAGATTGTCAAAGAACCAGTTTTGGTTTTGACTGTTTGGAATTTCTTGAACAACGCCGTTGTACATCAAGAAGCGATCGACGCCTGCCCAGTAAAAGATGCCATCGTATTCAATGACGCACTGGCTGGACATGATGGACGACTGTTGCGTGATCAAGTCATAACGCCAGTAGTAGTTCACAGACCCCACAGACTGCGGTGCATAGGTCACCCGCACGACTGAGTCTAGCGTCCAGAAAAGTCCAGCAGGCGACGTTGTGCCACCACGCAAAGGCAATCCTTTGACGACCTTTGTGGATGAGACGTTGTTGGCATTGGCGTCACCTTGAGTCCAGTTGTTGAAGTCACCTGCTGCGCAGTTTTGGATCAGTCCGTTGTTTCCATAGGCAAACAAGTAAGGGTAGAGCATCACCACGCCACCCGACACGCTGATGTTGTTGTCAAAGGTAAAGGTGTAGGTGCCAGACGATGTGGCGTTGGCGCTCAAAGTGGCTGTGTAAACGCCGCCAGTGACAATTGCCGACACCACGGTGGTGCCTGCTGGAATGCCTGTACCGCTCACCGCAACACCCGGACCAACGCCCAGAATGGTCGTTGCAAAGGTCATTTGATTTGAGGTGGAGGTAATGGTGCCAGATGCTGTGAAAACGCCTACGGGATTCAATGTGGTGCCCGTAAATTGACCAAACAATGGTCGGGTGTTGACGGTGCTGGTGATGTCGGTCAAATTTTGTCCGGGGTGAGCAATCAACATATTGCTGCCGCCACCAGTGGAGTCATAACCAATATCCATTTGCCACAAGTTGTTGGCATTGGCGCTAAAACTGTTCAACGTGAAGTTGACTGGACCAGTACCCACGCCATCGGTAGCCGCCGTTACCCACTGCTGCAAACCGCCGCTGTAGCCAGAGACAATGTAGTTCAGGCCGTTGCTGGCGCTCATAATCATGCCGCGGGAGATGCCAGCAGCATCCAAAAAGATGCCCTTGTAGCCTCCCATTTTGCGAGGCAAGCCACTTTGAAAACGCACCCATTGGCCATCCACGTAGCATGGCGAATTGAATTGCGTGCCATCGCGTTGGATGCCGGGCTTGATCTGAAGTGCAACGACCTTTGATGTCATTAAAACGCTCCGCCGGGAATGCCTACGGGCACAAACAATCCGCTTGCGCTGAGTGTCAAAGCGTTTGATCCGCCCACGGTAAATCCGATTTGACCGCTTCCCACCAAGTACATGCCTGTTGTGAGGTTGCCAAGGAAATTCAAAGAAGGTGCGCCAGCAGAGCCAACGCCAAGGGTCAATGAAGCGCCAGACACTGTGGCAGTCTGCGCGTTGTAGACGTTTGTGCCATCACAAATTGCAATGATCGTTTGACCTTGCGGCAACGTCAAAGTCGATCCGCCCGAGGCCGATGTCTTGAATGTCAGCGTGTACGAGCCACTTGTGTTGTTTTGGAATGAATACAACTGAACAGTTGAAGGCAAAATCACAACCTGGTTGGATGCCAGCGTGCCGCTGTACTCTTGAATGGTGTTTGACGCCTGAGTCGCCGACAGCGTGGTTGTGCCGCCAGTCACTGTGACTTGCAATTGAGTGTAGTAGAAAGTGTTTGAGCGACCATAAGCAAAGGTATTGAACCCTGAGCCGTTGGAAACAATCACCAACGACTCAGTGATCTGCAATTGTTGCGATGGGTTGCCGTCAATCGTGTCTGTGCCTTGAGGCTGAATAGTCAAGATGCCTGTGCCGCTGTTGCGGATCATGGCAAACCAACTGTTGCCCACCAACGAGGCGGAAGGCAAACTAACTGTTCCCGCACCACCTTCCCAAACATAAAACGATGCACGATCGCTGGCTTGCAAAGTGTAGCCAGAGTAAATCGTGTTGACGTCATATGCTTGGTTCAACGTAGTGTTGATGGCCAACAGACCATAGCCTGCCAGCGTTGCTGCGTTTGCCGAAGATGTGCCAGCGCCAAAGGTCACCACAGCCCATACACCATTGACCGTGGTGTTGTCGGTCAAATAGATGAATTCAGCAATTCCCGATGGAATGCTTGAAATTGTGTTTACGCCGTTGTCAGTCACCGTAAAGGCGTTTGAGCCAATGTTTCGGATGATGACGCTTTGACCCTCAGACACTTGCGTGGCTGGGGGCATGATCAGATGCAATCCTGTGGTTGTTGCTGTGACGTCAATGATGTTGGCCACCACGTTGGTGGTGTTGCCGTTGATTGGCCACTGCAATGCTGTGTCTGTGCTGATGGTTAACGGCTCATACCCAACTTGCGATGGGTTAATCGTTAAACCAGAATACGGGTCGATGTATGTTGTCATGATTAAGAATCCACGGCCACGGCCTGTCTATCCCCAACACGAGCCACATCCTCGGTTTTCAGGGCGTTGATTGCTTCAGAATATTTTTGCTGAAAGATTGCTCGGCTGTCGTTCTTCAAGAATGGCATGGCCTGCAAAAGAGTTCCGTACAGCATCGCATTGGGAGCATACTGGGTCAGCCAGTTGGTTTGATTGGTTGAACTCAAAGGCGCAATCCGTTCGTAAAACAACACCTCAAAAGTGTAGTTTTGATCGGGTGTTGGTGCCAAGTACCAGTGTTGGTAGTCGGTGTCAGCGTAAAACTGTGGTGTTGCAGTGGTTGCGGCATTTGGCCAGTAGTTCAACAAATATTCCAACTTGCGCAACAAAACGGGCTGTGTTTGTCCAGCATTGTTCAATGTGAGCGACACCGTTTTGCGCCAGCGTGCAGGCTTGGCCAAGATTGGGTTTCCTGCGGTCATGGTGGCCGTGGCCACAGTCAACTGACCCAAGGTCTTGATCTCTTGGGCAATTTCAAATTCAGCCAAAGTGATGAAAGTTGGAATGGCGTTGACGACAGCGGCGTCACTGCGCTCCAGATATTGAAGAACGATTGACGTCAGACTGTCATAGGTCATCACCCATGACGGAGTTATTGTGGCTGGGGTAACGGTCGCCATGTGAGTCCTTTACGGTTGCGTGATTGTCCCATTAAGCGCTTAGAACGGCAATAGCATGTTTTGTCAATGCTACCCGTTCGTCTAGCCCAAATGTGCCGCCGTTGATGATTTTGGTGACTTTTGTCCAGTCTTCTGCGGCCGCCGCAGCGTTCAGGTTGTGGGTTGACCAAAACCAGCCTGCACTCAGCGCCGCATATTTAGGCTGGGACACCAGATCGGGGTTGGCCACCAAATCGGTACCGATGGCCTGACCGCAGTGCCAGTAGCTATCATGCCCGGTAAGCTGGATCGCACCCCGACCTCGGAACCGATACCCGTCCCCAGACGCTTCGTCACGATTGCCCATGCGTGAGGCGTAAACTTTGTTGGCGATGCGTTGCGGTTGGTGCGAGTAGGCATTTGCAATCTCCATGGTTGGGAACCGTTGTGGCCAGAGTTTATGCAACGTCTCGGCCTTGTAGTTCAGATTCTCCTCCAAAGTCTTGAAGTGATTGCACTCATGGCTGCACTGTCCGATGAACGCCGCCTGCTGATCCACGGTGGCGATGCCAAACTTGGCAAACGTCTCGTTCAGTGGGCCAACCCACTCAATGCCAATGCCCAGTTGTTGCAGTTGGAGTGCATTAATCATTTCTTGCCCCCGTTCATCACTTTGAAGACTTCCATGTAAGCGTCAATGCAGGCATTCAATTGCCTTGTGTTGGCGTCGCCTTGGTCTGTGATGGCGACAAGAGATTGAGCAGCCGCTGGGTCAAGTTCGGCTCTTGCTTGAACGCTATTTCCGCAGGAAGAGGAGGCATCTGAGGAGGCTGGTACGGGGCGGGTGGCGATAGAAAGCCGCAACTGGCCAGAGGCAATAGCAGCATCACGCTTTTGTATTTGAACTTTGGCATCTTGGTTGGCCTTCACAAGTTGAGTTGATAGGTCGGTCACACGCTGGGCAGCTTCTTGTTCAAGCCCACGCGCCTTTTCGTTGAGTTTGGCAATCTCCGCTTCTTGCTCAAGGTAGGCAATGTGGTGCCCCTCAAAGAAGGATGCCACCACCAAGGCTGCGATGCCAATCAGGACGTAGGGGTTGAACAAGCTAAACATATCAGCCTTTCACGCTTTGACGGGCTTCTGCCATGGCTGCACGTTCTTCGTCCGACTCAAGGTGGT